CCGGACCGGCCGACCCGGTGTCGTCGCCGGCAATCGTTTGCAGGGCTTTCAGTTCGGCGTCGGTGAATTCGCCTTCCTCGATCGCTTCGCGTTCCTCCGGGGTCAGCATCGCGGCCGTTTCGTCAGACAGCTTGCTCGCACTCATGCGCGGTTCTCCTGTGGGGTCACTCGGTCGTCGCCACCTTGGCGACCTCGGTCATGCGCTTCTTCGCCAGGGCACGCGTCCTGTCGCGCCGCTTCGGGTCCGCCTTGATTTCCTCGGCGCGCATCAGCGTGCGGAGGTCGTCCTCGGCTTGCCAGTCGTCGTTGGGCGGGTCGATTTCGTTCAAGCCCTTGCGCTTTGCCATGTCGTGATCTCCCGATAGCTGCATCAGACTGCCACGCTTGGCGCGCTACAGCCGTTGGGCACGCCTGGTGTCGTCTGGTGACGGTGCATCGACCCAGTGATCGCGGGCCACATCCATACCGGCGACGGTTGCCAGCGTCGCGGTTGCGGCTGCCAGTTGCTCCCAAGGCACGATCGGCGGTGCCGGGATCTCGGTTCCGCTCATCACCGTCAGGAGGGTAGACAGCCAGAACAGCAGCGGCCAGCCGACGATCGCGTATCCGTAGCCGAGCACGATCACGGTCGCCACGGCGAGGCGCCAGTTCTGCACGATCTCGCTCATGGCTGCGGCGCCACCGTGTTCACCGGGTAGGCGTCGATGAGGGCGGCGGCCTGGGCGACTGCGATCGCACTGTCTCGGCTACATCCCTGAAGTGAGTCTCGACCTCCTGCGACCAGTTCTCCGCTTCGTGCAACCAGCCGCGCGCCTCGTTCGAGTAGGTCTCTGCTGTTCGCTGCCAGTCGGTCGAGGGCAACGATTCTTTCGAGACAGGCGGCGTGGGAAGCCTCGGCGCCGCGAGCGAACTCGGACTGCTGCTGGCGCAGCCCGGCAACAACACGGCCAAGACGATCGCTGCCATCGCGTAGACGAGATACGTCAACGCGAAGAGCATCCAGTTCGCGGTCTCGTTCGCCGATCGTCGCAGCCATTGATTCCAGTCGTACCCGTGCATCGTCCACCCCCTTCTGCATTGCCGCGGCTTGCCGCGCGGCCTCGTCCTTCGCCTTCGCCAGTGCCTCCGCCGCTGCCAGCTTCTGCGCCTCGATCTCCAGTCCGAGCCGCCAGCCGTTGCTCGTCCACCCGACTCCGAAACCGACGGCAGCGGCCACCAGGGCTGCGACGGCGACCGCCTTGATCGAAAGCACGGATGGAATCGGCAGCAACATCACGTCATTCCCAGGCCGCTTGATACGGCAGCCGATACCGGCGCTCGGTCACGATCGAGCGCACGTAGGCCCGGTTGATCTCGAAGAAGCTGCGCCCGTACTCCGGCGTCGCCACCTTCGAGCGCCACGAATGCTGCTCCACGTGCTCGAACCAGTAGCCCGGATCACAGCCGGCCGTGCCCCCGCAGAGCGCGCGGTCTCGCATCAGTCCGGTCCGGCCGCCGTTGTAGGCCGCGAGCGCCATCGCCCACCGATCCGGCTGCCCGTCGACGCCGACGATCGCCAGCCACTCGGCGCGCATCATCAGCACCATCGCCCGTAGCTGTCGCGGCGCGTCAAAGCGCTCGTCCCATGTCCAGCCGGCCAGCGACGGATGCAGTCGGCGCGCGTCGGCCAGCCGGTCGAAGCGCAGCGCCCCGGTCGTGTCCCATGCCCGCGTCAGTTGCGCCAGGCCGGCGCCATGCTCTCGGCTCGTCCTCAGTTCGGCCGTCGCCCGCCAGGCGGACTCGGCCTCGACTTGCCCTGCCAGTGTCCACGGTGGGCAGGCGTCAGGCCAGTGCTCCCGCTGCTCGGCGACCAGCGTCGGTAAGTGCTCGGCCGCACGGCCGGTCATGTCCTGCGCCCTCGCCTGCGACAGCAGCAGCGCTGCCAGTACCAGGCAGATGCCCAGGAACACCAGGCCGGCACCAGCGTTGCACTCGCTGATGGCCCGGCGGCCGATCATCACCAGATCGAGACCGGGGAACAGGATCACCCGTGCGACGTGGCTGATCGCCGCCGCCACGCACAGCCAGCCGGCCGACAGCAGGATCGGCGCAAGCGCCGGAATGCCCAGGCGTCGCGCAACCGCCGCGTCTGTGGATAGCAGTGCCAGTCCAACGGCCAACAGTAGTCCGGCACGAATCAGCGAGGACAGCAGGCGGCGCATCATGCCCCTCACCTACACCGCGCCATTGAATTTCCACATGGCCGGCTCTTTCCGTCAGCCCAATGACTGCGGCGGGCCATCAGCCCGCAAGACATGAAAGCGCTGGCACTCGTTGCGGTCCACTTTGCGATCTAACTTGGACTCGATCCGCCCAAGTTGCTCGCGCATCGGCGCCAACGCATCACGCAAGCTCGCCGACCGGACGAAGTTTTCTTCGATGGTCGACTTCATCATGCCGATTTTTTCGGCAAGGTTGTCGTCCGCGACGCGCAACTCTGAAAGCGTCGTCCAGATGTGCCGGAGGATGAACATGCCGAGCACGATGGCGAGTCCCAACACGCCGTTGAGCGCCATCATCATCAACTGCCACGTTTCCACCACCGTCACCTTGGTTTCTTTTCCTGGCGCATGCGGTCGCGCCCCTTCATCTGCCGCTCGATCTCGTTCAGCCGCTCGATGATCGGCGCCAGCTTCTCGTCGCTGGCCTGCTGAAGTTCGGCAATCTCGCGCTTCGCGGCGGCGTTGATGCGCGCAACCTCGGCCGCGCTGTCGGCGCCGGCCTGGATCTTCGCGGTCTCGTTCAGGAGCTTGGCCTGCGCCGCGCGCAGTTCCTCGCTGAGTCGGTCGATCTCGGCCGCCGCCGCTGCGCGAACCTGGCCGGCATCTCCGTCAACGGCACCGGAGGCTTCAGCCTCGATCTTCGCCGCACGGGCGTTGATCTCGCGCACTTTCGCCCGCTGCTCGTCGAGCGCTGCAAGCGCCGTCTGGCGTTGAATCTCCAGCGCCTCGGCCTGCGCCCGCTTGTTGATCTCGGCCTGCTGTTGTTCCTCCGGCGTCAGGCGTTTGTTCGGGTCCGGATCGCCGGTCATGCGGCGGATCGCTTCAGCGACCTCATCCTTGTTCGGCAGATCGGAATACTCCATCGCCACGGTCAGCAACCGCATGCCAACTTCAGGCGGCAGCCGAGTCGCCAACTGGTTCAGCGACTCGAACATCACCTGGCGCAGCGTGCCGGCGTAGTCCTGCTCGCTCACCACGAAGTCGGCTGCGCTGGCGGTGATGTCGTTGATGAACCGCACCGACCCGTCCGGCTGTACTTCTGGCACGTTGATCTTCACCCAGTCGAGCGCGCCACGGGTTCCAGTCAGCCGGACAACCTTCTCCTGCGTGTAGAACTGCTCGATTGCCGACAGTTGCTTCTCGCCCTGCACCTGAACGGCCAGGCGCAGGTTGTCGAACGGCTCGGTTGTGACGACAGACCCCTGCAACTGTCTGGCCTTGATCGCTTCGCCACTGACCGCATTGGTCTGCCGCCCAAGATTCTCGTTGCTGACGCCGGCTGACTTCTGGATCGACTGCGCGCCCAGGGTCATCATCTCCATCTGGCCGGTTGCCTGCTGGAGATCGCGGCGGATCTCGAACTCCTTGCCGGCCTTCTTGATGATGGTGCCGTCCGGCCGATCGGCCTCGTCGCGGGCCTCGTTCCAGTCCGTGACGGCGCCCTCGTCGGCGATGATCTGATTCGTGTTCAGCAGGAATAGCGCCTTGCTGGCACGCTTGTTGATGTCCTCCTGAATCGAGCGCACCCGCCGCACCACCCCGTAGGGCAGGCGGTCGCGGCCCCGGCGGTAGCACCAGATCGGCGTCAGGCTGAAGCGGTTGTGCCGGTAGATGCTCGGCCCCATCGCCAGCATGTCGGCTTCCGTGAAGATCGCCACATGCGTTCGCAGCATCACCTTCTCGACGATGGTGGTGCCGCGGACATGCGAGGCCAGCGTTCGATCGAACGGCGAGGCGATGGCGCCACGCCACGGACCATCATCGACGATCTGCACCTTCGCCGGCTTGCGGTACTGGCATTCGATCAGCCGCACCCGGCGGCGCTTGGCGTCCACCGCGAACGGCGAGCCGTAGCCCTGCGCGTAGATGAACCCGCTCGACCGCACCAGTTCGGATTCGCCTCGGCTGACCTGCCAGTCGGCCTCTTCCATCGAGTCGACCATGCGGTAGGCCGAATCCTCGACCGCGCGCCGGATCTGCGCGGCGCGCGACGGGAACATCGTCATGGCGATGTCCTCGTCGACCCATCGCCAGCGGAAAACGTAGCGCGCGTCGCTCAGATCAAGCTCGTAGCCCGAGGCGTCGTGCAGCACGTTGCGCCAGTCCTCGTAGCGCGAGTACAGAACATCCTGGGTCGGGTCGTCGCGCGTCCCGTCATCGACCCATCCGACACCACCCTTCACCGCATCGGCAAAGGCGCGCGAGCGGGCGAACGGCACCCGGTTGATGTCGCTGACGAACTTCAGCACCTTGGTCTTGGTGTCGGCGAGGTCAACATCGTCCTCGGAACGAGGCATCGCCTTCCAGTCGACGCGAGTCCGGCGCTCCGTGCCGATCAGCCAGTCGCACATCGGCGCGACCTCGTTGTAGACCAGCGGCGACTGACGGCGCTCGGTCAGCACCGCCTCGTCATCCGGGCGCCATTGCATGCCGTCGTAGAAGTCGTGGTCGATCGCCATGTCAAGCCTGTTGGCGGCCTGGCGATCCTTCTCGAAGTAGAACCACTCCAGCAGGCGGCGAAGCTCGCGACGCGATTCCTCGGAATCGGGTCCGGTGCCCGAGGCGTCCGCCTCGCCGCCGCGCCGCGACAGTTCCGCCGCACCCGTCGTGAACGGGTCGTCGACCGCGCGCTTGCGCGGTCGCATCTGCAACAGGTTGGTGCGTGCCGTGGCGAGTTGGTCAGGCATGGTCGGCCACGAACTCGACACCCTCGGACTCGACCTGAATCGGTCGCTCGGCGATCAACTTGCCGTCCTCGCGCAGTTGCATCGAACCGAAGTTGCCGCGCAGATACTCCGGCGGTGGCGCCGAAGGCATGGAGATCAGATCGGGCATGCCGTCGACGATGATCGTGGCGATCCGCCGGGCGTTGCGCGGGGTGGGTTCGATGCCCAGGACTTCGCAAGCCTTCATCGCCTTGGCGGCCACCGCCGGCACGTTGGCCGGGGTCGAGTCGTCCCAGGTCCAGGCCGCCGAGTCCATGACGATGTACCACGGCGCGCGCCGCCGGTGCGCCGGCAGAAGGACCAGCGCCCGCTCATCGTTGACCCAGGTGTAGATGGCGATGATGTCGCCATGCTGGCGCGTCAAATGCGCCTTGCGGGTATCCAGCGAAACGCCCATGTCGCGCGGCAAATGAAGGTGGCAACCGGCGCCACCTTGCCACGCTTGGCGCGAGGCTCCGGTTCCTAGACCGCCATCGCCGACCCGCGCCGCCTGATCTGACGCCCGCTTCCTATGCCCTGCGGGCCGGAGTCCTCGGCAACGATCGCCATCATCCCGAAGGCGTCACTGTTATGGACGACGGCGCCATTGGCAAGCGAAAACCAATGCCCGTCGGGAACCGTGATGTCCCACACGTCAGCCGTTTCGTTTATCTCTCTGACGAGCGCGATACGCAGCAGACCTCTGCGCTTCCAGGCCACGCTTGCGGTAAGCGGCCACCTTGCACGCAGAACTGCAATAGGTCTGCGAGTTTCCGCTTGCCCGAACGAGCGCCATGAACTCGACGGCGCACTGTGGACAGCGTTTGGGTTCGCGCTTCCATTTCGTCCAGCTTCGCGACCTCTCGGCCTGCCGTTTATGCCACTCGCGACCAGCATCGGAACGATGCCACTCGGCAGCGGCGGCACGAGCTTTGTCGCTGATGCGGCTTTCGCCGTGAGGCGAGCCGCTGCACCGCGAAAGCCGAAGATGCTCCCGCGAATCAATGCACTCCAGATTCCCGAGGCTGTTGTTTGCCAGGTTGCCGTCCTTGTGGTGCACGTGGCATCCGGTAGGGATCGGCCCAAAAGCCGCCGCCCAAACATCCCGATGAAGGCGTTTGCCGCCTTTCGAGTAGTACCGATCGCCTGGGTAAAGACGGTACAGGCTGCCTCCGAAATACTGCGTGAGTTCGTCAAGGACGATCGGATCAGCGAACCCGGCAGCAGGGATTGCGCGGATCGCCACCCGCTTTCCGTCAAGAACAAATGATCCGGCGTGCATTTCACCAAATGCCCGTCGGCGAACAGAACTTCCACAAGCCGGGCAGCAGTCTTTGTGATCCTTGGTGCGACGTACCGCTTCCATCCGCATGGTGTCAAAACCTCTCCGGTATCAGGAAGGTCAATTATCCGACACGTTCCGTAACGTGTCAGTACCTCGGTGTCGCCGTGAAAGCATCCGTGGCTCGACCAGTCGTGCTCAGGCCCGAGGCCGATGCCGCGGTCCGGGTCGCGCCGCTCGTGATACCAGCCGAGGGCATCGAGTCCTGGCGCGCAGGGTTCCTCGTTGAACGTGCAGCGCGGGAACACCCGCCGGCCGGCCTGCACGCGCGCCATCGCCGCGCCCGCGCCCTGGTTCGGCACCACCTGGACAGAGTAGCCGGCGTGAACCAACGCGCTTTCGTAGGTCACCGGGTACACCTTGTCGTGCGTCAGGCCGTCGTGAGGCAGCCAGATCGTCGCTCGGTCAGGCGTGTACTTGCGCTCGCGCATCCAGGCCACGTGCGCCGCCAGCGGCTGCCCGACAGCCTCGTAGTAGTCGAGCAGGCGAATCTCTGCGCCGATGAACTGCACCACCCACATGGCGAAAGCGTCGGCCTTGGCGCCGGTGCCGCCGATGTCGCAGAACAGGCGGAAGGTCAGCAGATCGTCGGCCGCTGTCCGGCAGATCCGGCGCGCGAGCCTCGCCGCCGCAAGCTGCTTGGCGTAGTAGGCGCCAGAGTTCGCCGTGGCGTACTCGCCCTCCCAGATGTGCCCGTACTGGTCCGGGTCGTCCCGCAGGCAGTCAATCCGCTCCTGCTCCAGCACCTTCGGAAACCACGGGTTGTCCCGCCAGTTCGCGGCTACGACCACAGCCCCGGTCGGGGGCGTCGACCCGCGCAGCAGCGCGTCGACC